CCTCGACTGCTCCGCCGTAAATACTAACAATCAACTTTTTAGGCATAGTAATATGTACTAACCAAACAGGTATTTTATCTAGCTTGCCTTTTTTAGTCCCAGGGCGAATATCACTTGGTTTAATAATCTGGCGAGGTTTAATAATATGCGATTTTTCGTATTGCACTTTACAATCGTAATCTAACAGACGTTTGCCGCCTGCCGGGTCTGGCATGTTTTTATGTGGCCATAAAAATGTACATTTAACCCAATGACGATCAACTTCAGGGCCAGCAGCTAACTCGCCTTCATCCCAGTTGTCGTATACGTATAGCCCAAGCTCATCAATAACTCTTTCAAAGTCTTTAAGAATTGAAAACGCTTTGTCGTTTTCGAAGATAGAACTAAGGTTTTCTATCACATCAAGTGTGTCTAATATATTAGGCATTGTCGTCCTCGCTTTATACAACTATTTATCACCTATAGCACAGACACAAAAATAATTCACTACGTATATAATATGATTTTAAAAAGAGTAAATACGAGTGCAGGTAGATGTCCTGTAAACGGACCAATCCACCCTGTCTAAACTCATAGGAGGACTACATGGGTAAAGCTAAGTCTAACAAACGACAAGCACACATTAAGACGTCTAATAAAACAAACAACAACGGTAACAATGTTGTTAAACTAAACACCTTTCAGCCTAAGAAACAACGTAATGTTGAAATACTTCCAAGAAATCGCAGCCAAGAAGACTACGTAATGGAACTACTGGATACGGATAAAAACATAGTTTTTGGTATTGGTCCAGCAGGAACAGGAAAAACACTTCTGGCATGCCAATCGGCTGTTAAAGCATTTTTATCTGGAGAAGTAGAACGCATTGTTGTTACTCGTCCAGCAGTAAGTGCAGATGAAGATTTAGGATTCTTACCAGGTACATTAGAAGAAAAAATGGCACCGTGGACAAGACCTATATTCGATGTGTTTAGGGAGCATTTTTATGCAAGCGAAATAGAAGGCATGATTAAAGAAGGCGTAATTGAAATTTCACCACTTGCATATATGCGTGGTAGAACTTTTAAAGATAGTTTTATTATTGCAGACGAAATGCAAAATGCAACACCGAGCCAAATGAAAATGTTGTTAACACGCATTGGTACAAATAGTAAGATGGTTGTAACTGGTGACTTAGCGCAAGCAGATAGACTAAAAGATAACGGACTACTTGATTTTGTTAATCACTTAGAAAACAGTTCGTCGTCACGTATTAGTACTGTCCAGTTCCAAAAAGGCGACATTGAAAGACATGAAGCAGTTAAGGAAGTCCTTGAAATCTACGGAGACGAATAACTAAAAAGTGGGGAGCAATTTAATGTTCCCCACTTTCTCTCAACAACATTAATACATATTCTTTATCTGTATAAATTAGATTCCATTCACTAAACTTAATAGGAGGTCTACCCATTGAGTCATAGTATCGACAACCGTACCAGTATTTTTTAAGCCAAATACGCTTTTTGCTCCAGTTACTGCGTACCGGAAGCCATGCAAACTTTTCTACCCATTGCCACGACATTTCATTTGCAGGCGGCATTAGACTGCCATTGGTGCCTTAATTGAATCCATCGGCGAATAGTTAATTAGTTTATAATCAAATGGACTTGTAGCAATTAAACTTTTTAAATCATCAAACTTTGGCATCAACAACTGTGGCCCTGCGTGTGGTTCACGAGTAATCTGCTCTTTAACTTGTTCAAAATGATTTTGATAGATATGACAATCTCCACCTGTCCAAACAAAGTCGCCAACTTTTAACTCTAGCAGGTTGGCAAACATATGCACTAGTAAACTGTAACTAGCAATGTTAAAAGGCACACCTAGGAACATGTCAGCACTGCGTTGATATAGTTGACAACTAAGTTCTCCATCTTGTACGTAAAATTGGAACATAGTATGACAAGGCGGCAATGCCATTACAGGTACACGATCAGCATTCCAAGCACTTACAATATGGCGCCTGCTATCAGGATCGAGTTTAAGACCTTCCAACACTTGTGCAATCTGATCAACGTGTCCTAACTGTGCATCCCAAGTGCGCCACTGATGCCCATAAACTGGACCTAAGTCTTTTATAGTATCAGTATTTGTATAGCCTAAATCACGTGCCTGCTTGTCTGCGTTGGCAGTCCAAATAGTATTTTTATCAATTAGGTTTTCACGTGATTCGCCATAATGTATTTCAGCAAGTCTGCGTTCGTCTGTACTGCCTTCTAAGAACCATAGTAGCTCACTTACAACACTGCGCCATGCAAGTTTCTTTGTAGTAACTGCTGGAAATTCATTACGCAGATCAAAACGCATTTGATAACCAAACACACCGCGTGTGCCTACACCTGTTCTATCACCGCGATCTTTACCGTGTTCTAAAATATATTCTAATGCGTTTAAGTACTGCTTCATTTTGTTTTCCGTTTTTTCCAAATCTCAAATGTAACTGCTTCGTGATCTTCTGACCATATTTTTTCAAATAACGACTCTATTTTCTTCAAAGGCAAGAATGTATCACACGCATATGCGCCAGGAATACGACTTAGATAAAACTCGTCAATAACACCCAATGTTTGTTCAACAATATTAGGGCCACCAATAACCCAAGTAATAACACCTTCATTAACGTATTCTAGATGTTTTAATTCGTTATTCAACTCACCTGTAAGATACACATCGGCTCCTGGATAGTCATCTTTGCGTGTAGTTACTAATACATTAGTACGCTTGGGCAACGGCCGCGGCATGTCAGGATCTTCCCAAGTAGTAGATCCCATTACAACAATATGTCCTGCTGTATTTTCTTTAAACCATTTAAGGTCTGTGCTGTTGTGCGGCCAAGGTAGTGTGCCGTTTTTACTTACGCCGCCGTAGTCGTCACATGCTAGTATTGCTTTAATCAATTGACTGCCTTTATTTCTTATTAAGTTCTTCTGTTTTAATATTCACCATTTTAGACATATAATCCATTGCGGTTGTTGTAAACCACCTTGGAGCAAGTCCGTGGATAATCATTACTGGAAATAGTAGCAAGAACGTAAACCCGATCTTCCATGCTCTAATTAGGTGTTCAATTGGACCCATTCCTATTTCTTCTAAGTGTGCTTTACATTGTTTACTAAACATTTAGTCTCCTTTTCCTGGAGATTCACTAAAGAACTCCATTTTGTTTTCTACGCCGTGCCAGTCTTCTGCATCTGCAGGAGTATCTTCTGGACGCATTTGTGTAATTACAGGCCAAAGGTCTGAATACTTTTGATTAAAGTCTACCCAGTCTGCTGCACCGGGTGTAGTATCAGGAAGGATAGCATCAGCCGGACATTCTGGTTCGCATACTCCGCAGTCAATGCACTCAGTTGGATTGATCACCAACATGTTTTCGCCTTCGTAAAAACAGTCTACAGGGCATACTTCAACACAATCCATATGTTTGCATTTAATACATGCATCATTTACAATGTAAGTCATAGTGCTCCTAATCGAATAAGTGTTGCTGCAAGATTAATCTCTGGATCTACAACTAGTGTATGATCTACTAACCCTTGCTTAATAGTTAGCACTGCTGCATCTTGTTTATCTTCACTCCCGAATAGTTCAATATTATCATACAACCAACGATAAATCTCTTCCATTTCTTCTGCACGTACTCTACCACAAAGCATCTTACGTGCTTCGTTAATCTTACGTGCTTTGAATAGTTCAACCATTTCAAGTTTCCAGTCAGCTTCGCCACTGTCGCCTTCGCTGGGTTTAACAAGACTGTTATCAACTACATTTTGTTGCACCATATTAATACATTTACGCAAGTCTGGATACGTAGCTTTAACATACGTGTCGAGTGTATCTAAGTCTGGAGTAATGCCTTCTGTAATAAGAATAGTTGCAATACGTGCTGTAAACTCTGTTTGGTCAATCTTAGCAATATGAAACCCTTGTGTTCTACTATGAATTGCCGGAATAATTCTATTAGGATAGTTACAAGTAAGAATAAAACGTGCTGTTGTGTGATATTCTTCCATAACGCCACGTAGTGCTGCTTGTGCGTTGGGCGACAAGTAATCAGCCTCGTCAAGTAGTACAACCTTAAAGTCACCAAACGGAATCATTTGTACAAATGAAACAATCTTATCACGAACATCATCTACACTGTTAGTTCGACTTGCGTTAATTTCTAAAATATCCAACGGATGAAGATCTAACTCATTAAACAATAGCTTGGCAAGGGTAGTTTTACCAATGCCTGCATTGCCACTAAACAACAGATGTGGGATACTATTGTCTTTGATCCATGTGTTTACTTGATTGCGTTGTGCATCATCGCGGAACACATACCCATCTACTGTGCTTGGTCGGTACTTTTCTACCCATAGTTCTTTCATTCACTTGCCTTTGTTATTTGTTTAATGTTACTGCTCATTTTAGCATTAAAATCTTCGTCTGTCAAGTCATAACGTAATCCTTCTGACAATGCTCTACTAAAGCTGGCAGTTACGTTATCATTAAGACCTAGTTTATTACATGCTTCGTTTGTGCTGTATCCGCCACTTAGAAACACAACACGTTCTACATTAGGAAACACTGTAAGGTTGTGATACAAGTTGGGCACTTCCGGCGGCGTTAGTTTGAGAATACACTTGCCTGGATATTCATCTAAGAACTCTTGCAAGTGATACATAAGAGCGTCTTCGACTTCAGCTTTGATAGGATGATCAATGGGCACTTCTGGTTCAATAATAGGTACAAGCCCATGCTCCCAAATAGTACGAGCAAGGGTAAATTGTTGTTTGAGTACAGGATGAATCATTCCTACACCATGTACAATGCTACGCATCTTAGTGCCGTAGATTTTGGGACCAATGCCGTTTGTAGCCCACTCCAACATCTGCTTTACTGGAAACTGTTTGAGTGTGCCATCTTCGTCACATCCACTGTCAATCTTTAGGAACGTGTCAATACCTTTTTCATCCAAGATGTTAACCATGCCACGTGTGACTGTGTCTTGGTAGAGGATTGCTCCCCAGATGTTACTGTCGTTGAAGTCAGGACTGTTGACCATTCTAAGACGCATAGTATGAACTTTCTCCATCTTGTCTGCTTCTGTGTACGCTTGTCCATAGCGTTCTAATACGCCACCAGTTGAGCCACCACTGTGATCCATTGCTGCAATAAATCTGTGATCACTCATATGACTCTCCTGTTTCACGGAAGAAGTTTTCACTCCAAAATGCTTTGTCGTCAATCCAAATATCGTAGTTTTCTTTTTCGCCTACACTTAGTTCGTGATGCTTTGCGCCCCAGTCCATTAGCTGTTTATAAGTAAGTTCAAAATAGTTTACACCACTAACACACCCTCGTGCTGTCATATATTTGATTGTATGTCCTGCATTGTATAGTGCATTTACTTTAGCAATGCGTTCTGGCATCGGAATATGATTAGCGTAGTCTTTCTTTCCACCACTGTTAGGTATAATTACTTCTTTACAGATAGTGCCGTCGATATCAATCACATACTTCAAATAAATTACTCCAAATTTTTAATTTTTCTTCTTTTACACTACTACGTGCATAGATATGTTTCCAATCTAACACACCGTTCTGTGTCATTAGATTGATCATACAATAAACATCACCTACTTCTTCTAATAGTTTTTCACGTTCAGCATCTGTGATGTCTTCGATATGTTTAAATTTACGAACAACTTTAGAACATCGTTGTGTTAGTTCTCCGCACTCTTCGGCAGTAATAATCATTAACTGCTGTAATTTGTTTATAGGACTATTTTTCATTTTCTTGCCTTAATCTATATTGACAGTAAGCGTTCCAGCCGTATTCGTACATAGCGTATGCAACAACGAATCCAATAAAAGGAATACTAAATGCAGCAGTCAGCATTATGTCTGCTGCTAAAAACGCTGCAGGATAATCATACCATCGTATCAACGAGTTACTCCTAACTCGTTGTATGCAAACTGCACACCTTTTGCTTGGAAGTATGCATCTGCTAATGCGTTGTGCAAATCAGTTTGTTGTAGCACTTTGCGTGGGTCTACTTTACAGCATCCAAACAGTGTACGTGCATCTTTGATCTGCCAAAACTGCCACGGAATAGGTATACCTAACATGCGATACATGTCTTCCATAATAGTTAAGTCAAAGCCATAGCCTTGTCCCCAGATAGTGTCAACGCCTACGCTCCATTTGCTAACTTGACGTAATGCTTCTTCTACAGTCACAGCACCAGTCTGATCAAATGCTTCTTCCATTGCTTTAGGATCTTGTTTAGCCCACCATGCAATAGTATCATCGCTTGTGGTACGTCCCAAGCGATCCTGATCGTCTACACTAACTTTAAGATATAGTTCACTGTGTGGCTCACTATCGTCAAATGGATTAAACTTAATTGCTCCTAAACTCAGTACAGTACAACTGGGTTTTGTGTCCAGTGTTTCTAAGTCAATCATTCCGTGAGTAGCCATAGTTAGCCCTTCCTATTTTCTTGTCCGATACCTGAGATGATAAGGAATATATAAAGAATAGGCCAAGCCCATCCTGTTAAAAACCCTGTGATATGTAATGTCATTAGTGCAATGCCTGTAAGTCCTGTTGTACCTACGCCTGCTGTTTGTGGTGTAATTTTCATAGAAAACTCCTTAGTGTTTATACATATAATAACATATAAACGCTAAGGAGTCAAGTAAAATACTAATTTATTTTATAAATTGTGCAAGTTTGGGCGCCTTCCAGCCCTCGGGTTTAAGTACTTTTCCGTCTTCGCGCTTGCGTACTTTGCCCGTCTCTGCATCAATCTTTGCAAAGTTTGTATCCATTACTTCTTTCCAAGCACCTTCTCCGTCAAAGCCGCCTGCACGAATAGCACCCATAGTTACAACTAAGATATCAACTAGTGCATCAAGTTGTTCTACACGATCGTTTGCTACAATGGCGTCTTTTAGTTCGTTGTACTCTTCTGTAATTAAATCAAGATACATAGCATAGTTTTCAATGCTAGGTGCCTGATCACACGCTGTTGCAAATGTATCTACGTCTTTAAATGGATTTGTCATGTTTTTTGCCTTATTTTAAAAATGATGATGGATCAATAGTTGCGTGTTCACCGTCTGCAAATTCTGCGCCTATTTGTGTGCCATCTGGCCTTTCAGAAGATACTGCTAAAATACTTTCTAATTCAACTTTACGCATTTCAATTTCGCCATCAGCTGTTTGAAGTTTTAGTCCTCGAGTCCAGCGTCCGTGTTTAATTAATACCCAGTCACCTACATTAAATTCAGTATCTTTATTGTTTGGTCCTACAGAGTAAACTTTAGCCCAACGTGGATAAATTCCTCTAGTTTTTCCATCATCTGATGTAAGAATAATTCCACCTTGTGTAACTTGTTCGCCAAAGACCATATCAATCACTAGGACATCTTCACCTTTAGCTCGAGGAGTTCCTTTAATTGCGTTTAAATTTTCAGACATTATTCACCTTTTTTTACAAAATTGCCGTCATCGTCTTCGATCCATTCTTCATCAGCATCTAATGCTGCTTCTTCAGCTGCTACTTCTGCTGGCAAAGCTGAATTTTTAGTAGTACGTGTTACTGTTTTTTTAACAGGCTGTTCTGCTACTGCTACAACTTCAGGCTCGTCGGCTACTGGTACTGATGTTCTACCTGTAGATTCTGCTGCTGTGCCTGCTGTTGCATAATGTTCTGCAACAACATCTTCACGACTTTTAATAATTTGACCACCTGGTCCTAATTCGTCGCCACGTGCATTTACACGAGCATTACCTACTGCTGGTGTTAGTTCATTGCGTTTTCTAAGCAGATCCATGTCTACTTGTTTTCCACGCATACTTCTGTGTTGTTTTTTAGCTTGTGATACCTTTGACATATATGTCTCCTATAATTATATACTTACTTATCTTAAGAACTCTCGCCAATCCAGGTCAAACTGGATTGAATTTATACGATGCACACCTATCAAATACAGCACATAACTTGCTACACTTGATCCACGTCCTACGCCCCATACAATGTTATTCTCACGCATAAAGTCTACAAGATACACCATATAGCGTAACAAATTTCCCATTCCACGCTTTTCAAACTCATTTAATTCTTCAAAGCATCTTTCAAAATACTCGCCCGGACATTTTTTGATAACATAGTCACGCACATCCATATTCTTGTATTCATCAGGCATAAACCATTCACCTTGACATACACCGTCAAAAGTCTTTTGATCTACATCTAGCGGAATATATTTTTGTAGTTTGTCAAAGCCTTGTTCTTCCATAGCGGCGTTGAACTTGTCTACATCGTCGTTAGCATCGCACAATACCACATGCACTTTATCCACATGACCACTATAGATCATATCAATAAGATCGCGATTACTAAATCGTAGAATACCTAGTTCATCTGTTTTCATAAGCATACACTTATTTTAACTTACATTTATGAGATTGTCAAGTCCTGATCCGCTATTATCTTGATCTTTTTGGCGCTGATATTCGATCATTCGGCGTGTGTGTAATTCTTCTTTATAAATTTCTAAGAAATTTGTAATTTGAGATTGTACTCCAAGATTTGCAGTCATAAAGTATCTGCGCTGGAGCACAACTATTTTGTCTTCTAATTCGTTTATAGATAGATCTGTTAAACTATCAACTAGTGGGTTAAGCATTAGTCTTCAAACCGTCCTCTGTATTCTGCGTATACAGTTGTGCCTTGATTATATGTCCAAAAATCAATGATAACAGGATCAGTACTACTATCTACTGTAGCAGTTGCAATGCTGGCCACTCTAGGATAATCTGCGTTATATTTAATAGTGCCGCCGCCATCAACTGTAAAAGTTACAGTTTTAGCAGTGTCATTACCAAATAACTGCACTGTCATTTTAGCAACATGATCACGTTCTGGCCAATCTGCTAGCGCAAAGTTAATTGTGCTTGTTCCTTCAGATAAGTTAATAGTTGCACTCTGGTAATGTCCATTTAGAAAACTAATGTTTTGCCCTGTAATAACTGTACCAATGTTATGGTATTTTTCTGTGTTTAACGAAAAGTTAGCATCTGTAATATCTGTTCCGTTAAAATCATTAGATACATTTAATTTAGCAGTGTTAGCTTGAAGAGCAGTTACTTCACTAGCTGCTGTTGCTAATCCTGTTTTAATAATTGTAAAGTTGTCACGAAAGCCTTGCGTATCGTTGTCGACACCTGCTACTGGATATGCTCCGTCAATAGTTCCGCTTATAATGTTGCTGGCCATGTTAATTCCTCTTTAATATATTTATCGATGTCATACGTTGAATTGGTAATTTGCGAACAGGACAAATTTTTCGACATCGGAATTTTCAGTTCGTTTCACGATATATCTGTCTATATCGTAGTTAATTGTTTTTGGATCAAATCCGTAGTTTTTAATGTTATTCATTATATTTTTTGATTCACCCGGCTTGCAATAGCAAATCGGTATCGCAGTTACATAATCTAATTCTTGAAATCCTTCTTGTGCAGTGCGCATCCATAAGGGTAAGTAATAACGTTCCTCGTCTCCGATAGTTTTAATATTAGCTCTCATATTATCTATACTAGATATATATTTAATTGAGTCAGTTGACTGACTAACATTGATTGCATTACTATCTGTTTTAATAGTATTAGTCTTAGGTCTAAAACGATATGGTTCGCTGTCACCTTTTTGTAATTCAATTTCAACTGTTCCGCCATCTCTAACAGTGATTTCAAAATCTTGATTATCTACATTTAGTTCTTGATCATTAGTTGTTCTAGTTTCGATTGTTATTTCGTCTAAATCACTAAAAACAAAACGCACAGTATTTCTAGTATACACAGCTAATTCATTGTAGCCTACTCTGAATCTAGTTGTATTGTCAATTACTGCATATTGTACACTATCGACTGTAATCTTTTCTTTGCTTACCGTTTTAAAACTAGTAGCGGTTTTATTGCCGGTAGTTGAATTTGCTGGGTCTTTAACTTCTATGTATACCACTTCGTATATAGTATCACTTGTAGCTGACTCTTTTGCAACAGCACTTTTAATTTCCCCTAATATATATTTTTTACGCTTATGATTTTTTGCAGCCCCTGCAATAAACTTATCTATTGACACTGCTTCGACTCCTGCATAAACAAGCATATCTAAATTCTTTTGAACTCCAAAAGTGGAATCGCTAGATCTATAAATTTTTTCAGGTGTAAATACTTCTGGATTACTTATAAAGTCTTTGTAATATCTTTTTTGTTTTGCAGATAACATCGGACGCATATAAATGTCAGTATACTGTGTATTATCTAAGTCTGCAACTTTTAGAGTAAACTCTCGTTCAATTGCAGTGTAGTTAAATCTATCCCTTGCTTCAACTGTAAATTTATAGTTTCTGTCAAACGTAGTGTCACCTGGAAGTGCTCCGTCCCAAGTAACCGTTTTGTTTTCAAATATAGTTAATCCAGGGTCATCGACTGTGCCATATTGTCTAGCTGCACCGATAATTTCACCATCATAAGCAAGTGTCAATCCAAATGGCAATTTACCAGATTTAAGTGTATAAATCATAGCAGTATCTGGTACAGTTGTTTCAGCAATTAATTTTAAAGTGCTTGTAAAGTTAGCATTAATAAATCCTAAGTCGCTTGGTGATATCCATTTGATATTTGAATCAATTTCGCCAATTACACGTATTTCAAATGTCTTAACTGTACTAGGTATATCAACTTCGTCATTTGCAGCAACAATTATATTTTTGAAAAAACTATCTTTTTCAAATAACGCAATACCAATATTTCTGCCATTATTTAACTGTGAGCTTAAATTTGTACTAAGTGTTATTTTATCTTCGTTGTCGCGTATTAATGTTGCAATAACATTACTGCTATCTTCACTACTAAAAAATGCCTGTATATTTGTTTTAATTCTTGAATATGCAGTACTAGGAACTCTTACTCTCCAATTTAAACTGTCAACTACTGTAATATATGCAGTACCATTGTATTCTGCTTCAAGTGACTGTTTAGTAGCTGTAACTCTGTCATTTACATTAAGTCCTTCTAATGTTTCTGCAACTTCATTCCAGTTTGTACCTATAAAATTTATTTGTATAATTCCATTAGATAGTACATCATCACCAAACTCGTCTTTTTGTGATGTAACCGAATGAGACACTGTACATTGATATATTTTTCCGTCGCCGCCAGTTTCAACAGTGTTAACAACGTAATCACCAACATAATAATTTGTGTTTACTTCAATCACTCTAGGTGCATTAGCAGGTAAAATTGGATTATTTTCTGTAGTTTGCGTAATTTGCCATTCAATGTAGGGAGTAAATCCGTTTATATTATACGATTCGGTATTTGAAAATGTTAATGTTCTACCTTGATACTTTGATTTGTCTGCTTCATTTAATCGAGAAACAAACATATGATCTTGACCAATTTGTGCAGTTTGACTTAATAATAAATTGATGTTTGGTGCAAGAGTTTCATTTACAAATATTACATCATAATCTACATTTCGGTCATCAACATTAATAACTGTATATTGTCTTTTACCTAACAGAATCTTTTTACCAACTAATTCAAATAGGTCATTAGTACCGTCTATGTCGCCAGTTAAATTAATTTTGTTAATTTTAAAACTAGAATTTCCTAATAAGACATCTTCGTAATAGTTTGCAAATATTGTAACTGTATCTAAATCTGTTGTAATACGTGTTGCTCTTACTGTAAATTTGTAATCTTGTGTAATAGCAGTCTGATAAGGAATACGTCCAACTACTTCGCCTGTTTGACTGTCTAGTGCCATTCCTAGCGGCAATTCGCTCGGAGTGCCATCATCATTAACATCTTCAAGAGTATAAACTACAACACCTTCTAGTGTCCAGTTGTCGACAATTTCTAAATATATTGTTGTATAATTATTAGCACGTTTAAATCCTAAATCACGAGGAGTAATCCAAACTGGTGTTCTCACATCTGTGTTATCCGCTGTGAATACACCTGTACTTGCTTGCATAATAGTGTTATCTGCTTTTAGATAATCATCGCCTACAAGATAAATCTTAAATTCTCTACGAACAAAATTCTCGCCGTCTGTAACTGTAACAGCAAACGGATAATATCTATTTAATTTTCTTAAATTTGCTGTTGGCTCGTTATAATCAAAATCAACAGTATCATAATAAAAACTACCGTAACCATTTGAACTTAGTACAGTATAATCCATAGGTAGTCCAGCGTACGGCGCACTATCGTATTGTCCGCCAGTGTACCTTTTATCTAAACTAAGAAGCGGCTCTGTAGTACCTTGTAGTTTACCAGTATCACTTAGTGTAATACCTGGAGGTAATACACCGTCTCCATCTGCAATAAAATAACTAAGCTCATCGCCTGCACTCAAATCTGTATCAGTTGCTACTAATTGATAATCAATAATTTCATTATCAAGGATAAACAGACTGTTATTCGAACCTACAGCTAACAATCCTTCATTAGTTTGCCATGTTGGGCTATCAGGCCCAGTAACTATAAATTCTATAGTGCAATCTTGAAATCCGTCATCAGTAGTTGCTCTAAATACAGCCGTAAATATTGTATCATAAGCAACTTCAAACACAGTTCCTGTTATTATACTATTTTCTAATCGTGTGCCTGTTGGAATACTACCACTAATAAGTTCTATGTCAGCAACTATACCATTTGCAAGAGGTAATAGTATGTTTACTGAAGATCGTTCAATAATAGTTTTTAGTTTTGTTCCAGTTGCAACGTTCCATAAATCTAACATTAATGAGTTTCCTTAATACAACGTATTTATCGGAATTAAGTTATACTGCAATAGCACCTAAATCAAACGTAGCAGTATTTGGAGTTGTAAATGAGCCCCATTCGATATCAGTATTGAGTATAACATATTGGAATAAATTTTCTATCACCGGATTAATAGCACCAAAGTCTGCTTGATCATCTCCAGCAATAGTACGTATATCAATGCCATGCACAAGTCCAGTTAGATCACCTGTTACATTACCTGTTAGATTACCTGTTACATTACCTGTTACAGGACCATTGATTCCGGTTGTAGTAATAGTTCCTACATTTAATAAGTTATTTGCTTGTGCATCTAAATCTGCACTTAGTTGCGGAGATAGATCTGATACTAAGTCTGTAACACCTGTATACGCAACAGTAAGTACACCGCCTACAATGGTTGTGCTGATTTCAGAGCCGCCTGATATAGTTAATGCTGCGCTATCGTCTAGTACAACATTGCCAGTGTCAGCAGTAATTGTTAGATCGCTAACTCCACTATCAGCAGCAATTACAATTTTATTATCATCGGCAGTTAGTGTTATGTTTGAACCTGCACTGATCTTTTTAAACTCTAAGTCGTAACTGTTTCTTTGAAAAAATAATCCTTCTCCAGTATCGCCTAAATTACTAGCAGTAGTTTGTTCATCATCACGTAAATCTAATTCTTCAAAATTTGTATTAATTTTGATCATTGCTTCACGAAGATCATCGCCTGTGCCGTCGTTGGCAACATTGCCTATATTAATTAATTGTACTGCCATGTTATGCTCCTGTGCCGCCGTTTAATGTTTTAACTAAAGTAGCCAATCTATCAATTGCTTGGATAATAGTAGTAGGCGGAGTTCCACTCCAATCACTTGCTGTGCCTACAGCAAAGTCTTGCGTATATGATGCCAATCTATCTAGCGCAGCGTCTACTGTTGTTGGCGCAACGCCGTCCCAAGATACTCCTGCGTTTGCAGGATATGGTATTACCGCATTGTGTGTAACTTCACCTGTTGTAACATCGTAACCGAGTATGGTTGTCATTGTAGCATTTCTAATTGGCTTAATTACTAAACTACTTGCTGTTGTGTTGTTTACTTCTACACCGGTTGCGTTTATTACAATTGAGTTTGCGGCTTGATTTGTTTCACCTGCTCCCTTACCAATTGCTACTGATTGTGTGCCTTGAGTTGTTGAACCTGCTCCCTTACCAATTGCTACTGATTCTGCGCCTTGGGTTGCTTGGCCGGCGTCTTGTCCAATTGCTACCGAGGATTGACCTTGAGTAGTTAAACCGGCCTGTACACCAATTGCTACTGCGTCGATGCCTTGAGTGGTGTTACCGGCATTTGGACCAATTGCTATTGCACTATTGCCTTGAGTTGTTTGACCTGCTGTGTAGCCGATGCTGATTGCTGCTTGGCCTTGGTTAGTATCGCCTGCACCAAATCCAAGTGCAATGCCATATGCACCTTGATTAGTAAAGCCTGCACTATTGCCTAATGCTATATTATTGTCGCTTGTGCGTAAACTTGTTGTGTCTACTGCGCCGACAATCTTGCCATTTACACCATCTACTAGTAATGTACTATCATCTGCAAACACACTACCAGTTAAATCAGTAGTTAAGCCGTCAAAAAATATGTTGTCAAGTGTAACTTGATTGCCACCGCTAATGCCAAGTGTAGTACCAGTTAGTGTAAGTGTTTGAACAGTACCGTCATATAGTTCAGTAAAGTTACTATTAATTTTTTCAAATGCAAGTCTAGGGTCGCCGCCATCGCCTTCATTTTGTCCCGAACCTATATTAATAACTTGTTTTGCCATCTAAGTTTCCTTACGTAATTGTAATAGTATTCCACATGCCTAAGTGTATCGAACACTGATAACCGTATGATCCGGCACCGTCAGTAGTGGTTGTCCAATCTAGTTGTGTTGTACCTGCCCCGGTAACACCCGACACTTGATTGCCAGTGCCTGTACTTTGTGAAGTTTTAATGTAGAATGGATGCGCACTTGCTGTGCCTGCATCTACATTAAATCTTACATTATCACCACTGTTAAATGCCAGTGTTGGTTGCGACCCACTTACTGCACCATTTCTATCTGTACCTGAAAGCGTATAACTGTTGCCCGCGTTTGTTACAGTGATTGTGTAGTCTGGCGTAAATGTAGGAGTTGTACTAGTATCGTTAATTGTAATTGGATTAGTTGTATCTACAATTGTACCACTAGTACTTCCTGTTCTAATTTGTACTTGGAAGTTTTCTGCACCTTCAGTTCCTTCATCTGCTGTCGGAGTCACTGTAAATGAACCTGTATTGCCTGTGATTGTAAAGCTACCAGTTGTTACGCCAAAGTCGCCAGCTTCTGTAACACTCCAATAAAGTGTAGTTGCATCTGTTACATCTGTTGTTACGACATTTATTGTTAGGGCACTACCTTCGTCGATAGATTGGGCTGCTGGATAAGCATAGTAAGTTGGACCAACATTTTGACTTGAATCTGTAATACTAACGTTTGTTGATGCTTCGCCGTTATTTAGCGCAAGTGCAAGTGTTTTATCACCATCAGTGATTCCATCTTTTGCTGTGTTGATTTCAAGTGTAGCAGTGTTTGAACTAACTGTAAAGTTGCCAGTTAATGAAATTGGTGCATCTGCACTATATCCCGATGCGCCTGCGACTGTTGGATCGCCTACGTCACCGTCTTGGAATATTGTTCTAATAGTTGCCAAAGATGGCTTACTAATTACATCGGCGATGTTTGCATTAAACAACGCATAACCTAATGGGTTGTTTGCTAGTATACCTGCTGGAGTTTTTAGACTATCACTCCATTCTGGAGCAAGACTTTCACCATCCCATAGACTTGAATAATCAAACATACAGAAGTTTAGCAAGTACAAGTATTCTTTGACTGCTACTTCAAATGCATCTGGATCTGTCTTCCATGCGTTTGATGGACTTTGATATCCTGATGGATCCCAAAAGTTGCCATCAAATGCTTCAGCCATTGCGTTATACAAATCACTAGTTGCCCAATCTGCACTTAGAGTTGGATACATTTTTAATGTTACTGCATCTATACCATGCATGTGTAGTGTGTGGAATACATGCTCAATAACTTCTTGTGCATCTTCGTCACCTGTTCCAGGAGTACCACTACTGTTTAAGTACCAAACCATATCGTTTTGCACTGTTGCATCAAACAATGGTTCTAAACCCCAAAAGCGTATGCCTGCATCATCTAAGAAGTTTGGAGTATAATCTCCGCCGGCGCCTCTTGCAATTCTTTGTATAGTTGGCTTTGGCGAGTGATAAGATGTTGTATTACCAAGTAATGTTTCTATCATTTGGTTTTGTTTGCCTGCGTTAATACCTGCACCTGCACTATCAGTAAACAACTGGAACATACGTGCTACTTTTTCAATAAATGCATCTGGTACTGCTGTTTGTCCGCCTACTGATCCTGCACTAACTAATCTAACACCTGCTGTTCTAACTTCTCTAGTAAAGAAATTACTACCGTATCCTACAGTATTTCCTACTGTGCCGCTTGCCCTTGGACCAGTATTCAAATCACTTGAAGTAACACCTGTGATTGTGTATGGTACGCTAGTTGCATCAGCTACATTTGCTGTAGTAAGTGTGAACGTTGTCTTCTCGCCTTCCTGGAGAGAACTTGAACTTACAGCAAGTGAGTAAGATTCGCTGCCGCCAGGTGTAGTACTTGTATCGTTAATTGTAACTGTACTCGAAGTTGCAACTATTGTTCCACTTACACTACCTGTTCTCACACTTGCAGTAAATGTTTCTGCGCCTTCAGTTGTTGCATCAGCAGTTGGAGTAACACTAAACGAACCTGCGTTACTTGTAATTGTAAAGCTACCGGTTGATGTACTAAAGTCGCCTGCATTTGTAACACTCCAATATAGTGTAGTTGCATCACTTACGTTAGTTGTAGTAACGTTGAATACTAAGGCACTACCTTCATCTACGTTGATTGCTGCTGGTGACACTGCATAAGCAGGTACTAACGGTGTAGTACTTGTATCATTAACTGTAACACTAACAGACTCACTAATACCAATTAGAGATAATAACATAGTTTGTACGCCTTCTGTAGTCGCATCTGCTGTTATATTAAATGTAGCTGTTGCTGTATTTCCAGTTACAGTAAAGTTACCTGTGAGTGATTCACTAATATCGCCTGATTCGATGCCAGATATAAGATACCCGACTGACGTGCCATTAGCAACATTAGTAGTAGTAAGAGTAATTGTTACACTACTGCCTTCATTAACACTTGCTGCACTTGATGACAATGAATATGTTGCTACTGCACCAGGAGCAACAGCTTCTGCTGCTGTGCCCATAGTTAGTTGTGTTGCACTGTTAAATTTATTAAATGCAAATCTATTTGTTGCTCCCAACAAGCTGCGAGTATCAGTATAATCAGTAGCAGGCGAACCTGTATTATACAAAGCAGTAGTCTTAGCTGTAGTATTAACGAACGCTAGTGCTTGCGCAGGCGTTGCACTAGGATTTAATTGCAACCATAATGCTGTCATTCCAGCTACCTGTGGCGATGCCATACTAGTGCCGCTTATATTATTAATTAAGAAACTTGAATTTGCAGGATACGGATTATTAATCGTAGTTGCTCCGAACTTGTTTGTAGTACTCATTGCACTCATAATATCTGTGCCTGGAGCAAATACACTAACACCTGGCCCTGCTTCTGAACTTTCAGCTTTTTGTTCTAATCCTCCTGCATTTATATTACTATCTACGTTACCGACTATATGTGCGTTTACACTATAAGGCGACGAACCTCTTTGATAGTTTACTGATCCAGTATTAGCCACAAGTACATTATCGTAATCGTCGCCCCCTACTACGTCAACTTTGTGACTTCTATTGCCAGCTGCTACCATAACGTGTACGCCTGCGTCAATTAGTTCTTCCATATCAACATCAACTGATGGTATTCTAACATTTGTAGTATATCGTACACCATTGTTGGACGGCGGCAATCCGAACGCCCAACGCTTTGAAGTTGAGTCAATGTCTGTTCCAGTTTTTGAAGTTCCGCGATAAGTCATACTAACAACAGTATCATAAAATCTAAGGTATCCCCAACTCATATTAACTACTGTAGGACGTTTTGCACCTGTTGCAGGATCAATTGGCTTAGCTTTGTGCCATTCTTTTATACAATCAAAAGCATACGTTGTGCTTGTCCCTGTTCCGCTATCTCCCGGACCTTCTAAACCTGAAAGTTTTAAACTATAAATTTTAGCGTTCTTTGCCCAACCATAAGTTTTACCTGTTGCTGTGCCAGCTACATGTGTACCGTGTCCGTCAAAATCTCTGTAGTAGTTTACACTTTGTGCAGGCATGCCAACAATTCCACTAGCTGTTGTCCAGTCGAGTTCTACAACTCTACTTACACCATTTGCATCTTGAAATTCTGGATGGTCAATCTGTAGGCCGCTATCCATAATAACTACATCAACACCTGTACCGTCTAACGTATAATTATAGCTGCCAGTTACATTAACTCCTACATACGGGTTAAGAGCTTCGTTCATTCTGCGCATACCCCAGTTTAGGAAGTCACCGCGGTCCAGTGTAGTTTTTGTAAAGTCTCCAGTTTGGGCTGTATCAAACCCAATCCCAATATCTGGATCTAAATCTGGAAGCAAAGTTACACCATATACTCTAGGATCATTACTTAGTGTTTCTGCTTCTGCATCAGTTAAACTATAGTGTGTATTGCGGTTTGAAGAAAGTCTTGCATTAGCAACATCAACTGAGCGTCTTGGAATATCGCCTGCACCTGTTGCCGCAATCATTTCTTGATTAAAGGCTTCGTAGTCTACACCTTTATTTAAACTTACAATATATTCTTTTTCGCTCATTTGCTTTTTCCTATTTTATATATTTATCGTTATACACCAGCTGCAACCTGTCGCCAAGCACCGTTTAAGTACACTACTAAAGTATCTACTCCGGTAAATCCTGGATCCCAACTTACACCGTCTGCTACTACTATCATTCCGCTAACAGGAGAATCTGGTTCTACATTTAATGGAGTTAGTGTCATCATATCACTAAAGATTGCATAGTTTACTCCATCTACCATAACAGAACTATCGTCTGCAAATACACTACCTTGTAAGTCACCAGTAACTGAACCAGTAACTGAACCAGTAACTGAACCAGTAACTGGACCAATTAACGATCCAGTAACAGTTGCATTATATATTTCTACAACTTGATTTCTTGTCGATGTCGGAGTACCAATTCTTACATCGCCTTCATTGGTACCAGCATTGATTGCAATTCTTGCATAGTCACTTGGATCTAGAGGATTTCCTGGCTCTGTTTTTAATTCAATATGATTAATGCCATTCTTGTCTAGTTGTATATTTGATATACCAAGATCGTCTGCTCCGCCAAATATGTTTAAGAATGTACCTGCTGTGATATCTAATATATCACCAGTATTATTAACAATTGTATCTGCTTTAAATGCTTGCCCGTGTATGTTTGTAGATTCTATATCGCCTACAATCTTGCCGCCTACACTGTCGACTAGTATAGTACTATCGTCTGCTACAACACTACCTTTTATGTCTCCAACAATGCCGCCTTGAGCTGCTATTGAATCTACAAATGGTGTACCTAACAATCTTAGTGCATTAGCTCTTAAATAAATCGATGTGTCTGTGCCTTTTGGGAATAGTGTTATTGCTTCAGACGCACTATTGCCGTCTGTTTGAATAATAATACTATCATCTGCTGTAATATTAGCTGCAACTAGTGCTGTTCCAAAATTAACTATTCCATTAATTGTAGTTGTGCTACCTGCATTACCGATTGCAATTGTTGCTGCATCTGTTGTGCCTATAGTTAGTGCAGTGTTATCAATGTTACCTGTAATATCACCAGTTACATTACCAGACACATCGCCAGTTACATCACCAGTTAGTGTAGCATTAAATGTTCCATCAATTGTTGTGGTATTGCCTGCTTTACCGATAGTAACATTGCCGGTTGTAGCACCTGTGCCGATATTAACTGTGCCGGTTGCTGCACCATTAACGTTAACTCCGCCTGTTGAAGTAATGTTAATGCCACTGTCGCCGACTGTTACATCTCCACTTGATGCATCACCTAAACTAACTGTTCCACCTGCACCTCTGTAGATGTTTAGTGCCGCACTAGCTCTGCCTTGTACAGTAGTTGTAATTACTTCTGTGTTTTCAACATCACCTGTAATTATTCCTGCAACACCGTCTACTAGTATTGTGCTGTCATCACCAAATACACTACCTGTTACTTCACCGTCAAATGTACCTGTATGCGCACCGGACGCATCACCTGTTATGTTACCAACAAATCCTGTAGTCGCTGTAATTGTTGTACCGTCAATTGTTGTACCTGTGATTGCTGCTGGAGTTACTCCTCCTAGAACCCCAGTAAACGCTGCTTCAACTGTTGCAGCAACAAGAGTTTCACTTCCTAGTGTCCACTTATCAACACTATCGTCCCAAACAAATGTTTTGTTTGTTTCTGTACCTCTGTCAATTTCAATACCTGCTGTAGTGGCAGTCACTCCAGCACCTACTTCGCCTTTGTTTAGTGTAATAACATTATCAGTAATGTCTGTGTTAGTTGTTTCAATACTTGTAGTAGTACCTTGTACTGTTAAGTTACCTGCGACTATTACGTCGTTAAAGTTTGATGTTCCTGTTGTTGCTTCGACATTGCCATTTACATCTTTCCACGAGCCGCCTTGATACATTTGCAAACGACTTGATGTGGTATTGTAGATCACATCGCCTTCTTGAGCGCCAATTGCTAATTGAAGAGCTGTAGTAGTTGAAGCAAATCTAAAAGGAATTCCGCCTTCTATTCTGACTCTGTTGCCTGCTGTAATTTCTAGATCAGTACTTGCTGTGATTTGTGCAACACCTAAACCTGAACCTTGATCAAATGTTTCGATTACAGCATTTTCGATGTTAACAGTAGTTGTAGAAACTCCTGTGCCTATGTTTATAATCCCGCTTGTTCCAGCATCAATTGTTAGATTGCCTGCCGCTGGTCCGTTGATAGTAGTAGCTGTTGTTGTAGTAATTCTTGCAGTTGTTGTGATTAAATCTGTTGTAGTAATTTGAGAATTTAAAACATCACCTGTGATAATACCATTTACACCATCTACTAGTACAGTACTATCGTCGCCGAACACACTGCCTTGTATGTCTGTTACAAATTGCTGACCTTCATCAAACAGCCCAGCTAATTGGTCATCTAAATCTTGTGTTCTTAAAAATCCAACATCGTCTGTAAATTCTGAAAGGAAAGTTGGAGCACCTTGTAGCGCAGCATAACTTACTTTTCCAGTTGTCGCATCAAATACAATTTCTTCGTTGTATGAAACTAAGTTTCCTTTTAGGGTAGTAGCAACAATTTCGTTAAACTTTAATGCTTCTGTACCTAAATTACCTACATTTGTTGTACTCGGAACAATACTAGTATCAACAGTAATAGTATCAATTTCAATGTTGCCTAGATCACTTAGTGATCTGTATTCTAATCCGGTACCGTCTGCTTTAACTTTTACAAAGTAGTTCGGAGAACCCACAAATGTACTTGGAGTATCTGTTAGATCATTAAATGCTTGAGCAACAATTCTGTTGCCATTAACCTTTATATCAGCAGCATCAATTGTTCCTAGTGCAGTTATGTTCTGCACACCTACGATACTATTGTCTGCAAGGTTTAAGTTATCCCCAGTTTGGATTTCTTTAATCTTGTTGTTGTCCGTTGTATCAAGTACTAGGGGAAATCTATTGGCCATTCTCATCTATCCTATTGTTATACATATTTATCGTATCTGCTTAAAGTGCTGCAATCCTAGCTTGGAAGTCTTCGAAGCTTGTTGATGCTGCTACTTCTGTTTTTAGAGTAGCTAAACTAATAAAAGTTCCATCAGTTGTGTATAACTCATTAAAATTGTCGTTAACTTTATCAAATGCTGTGCGCAACGGATCGCCGTCGCCTTTATTGGCACTTGTACCTAAATTAATTGTTTGTTTTGCCACGTTCCGCCCCTTTGTTTACTTGAATTCGTAGTTTTCCAGCAGTAGCAATTACTTGTCGCTGCTGAGTATTTTTAGTATCATTGCTGGCTTTTACACCAGCTTTAATTAATTTGTCTACAGCGTTCTTATCCATTAGTGCTTTCCTACCACAACTTCAACTGTGCCGCGTTC